AAATAGACTGCATCGAGTTTATGAAAAGTAAAGCAGATAACTACTATGATTTGGCAATAGTTGACCCGCCGTATGGGATTGGTGCAGACAAAGAGAAATTTACGCCAATAAATAGCACTTGGAACGGCAAAAAGAAAGTAGGATATACTTCTAAAAATTGGGATAAAGAAATACCTACAACCCAATATTTTGAAGAATTATTTAGAGTAAGTAAAAAACAAATAGTTTGGGGCGGAAATTACTTTGGGCTTGCAGGTGGATATATTTTTTGGGATAAAAAAGAAACTATGCCAACTTACACAAAAGGCGAACTGGCTTGGTGTTCTTTTATGAATAAGGTTGATTATTTTTGTTTTTTATGGAGTGGGTATAAAAAGCAAGTACAAGAAATTAGAGTACACCCAACCCAAAAACCCATTAAACTCTACCAATGGCTTCTCCAAAACTACGCCAAACCAAACGGCCTAATTCTTGACACTCATGGCGGTTCAATGTCTTCTGCTATTGCGTGCGACATGATGGGATTCAGAATTGATATTTGCGAACTTGATAAGGATTATTTCGAGCAAGCTATTAAACGAATTGAAAACTATAAAAGCCAACCTACTTTATTTAAACCAGAAGAGTTAATTTACGAACAAATAAAAATAGAATAACAAATGAAAATCTACACATTACAAGAATTTAACCTTATTTGGGACAACTACCGTAAACAAACGATGGGAAAGGCATACTACAAAAAAGATTGGAAACTTACTAAACGTAAAACAGTAGTTGATACAAAGCGAGAAGCCTATTTAACCGACAACGGAATCCCGCAAATGAAACTAACCCCAAAAAAGACGGTTGAGGCAATCGACACGAATAAGATAACTGAAATGTACATCAAGTTTGCTAAAATAATGTATAATTTCGATTTAAAACGATTTAGTTCGGAGGGTAGATACAGACAAACAAGTAACGGAAAAGGTATTTGGTTAAAAGGACTTAATTCAGGACATGCGGATATTGAGGGATTAGTTAACGGTGTTATGGTATGTATTGAGGTAAAACGACCGAATGAGAAACTTTTGGACAGTCAGATAGAGTATAAAAACTATATTGATAGAAACAATGGATTTTATCGAGTTGCAAGGAGTTTTGAAGAATATCAGGAAATTTTGATTGAGTTGGAAAAGATAATAAAAGCAAAACAAGGATGGATAACTGTTAATAACTCGGTTAATAACTTCACTGATTTAGCTTAAAATAAATTTGGATATTAAAAATAAACGTTGTAAATTTGTAGAATTAAAAACCTAATTAATTATGAAACCCAAAACCAAAAAACCACTCCCATTATTCAACGGCGATGAATGCCCACACGACCGTTATTTTCAAACAAAATTCGGAATGTACGAAATGATAACAGGATGGAAAGGTGGATTTGACCGTACTAAATGGGAGGTTGACATTGTGAAAGTTGACCCGATTACACGAATACGACTACAACCAGAAACAGTTAAAACAGTTGTTTGGAAAGATGTGGTAAAAAAAGTTAAGGAATATGAACAAACCCTAAAAAAATGAAAATAATTAAAGTATTCACATATAAACGCCACTTTGACTATGACGGCAAAGAACTAAAGGCAAAGTTTATCAGTTCTCATGATGAGGACTTAGAAACTACCGATTACAAAAAAGAATTGCCAGGATTGGCAAAGAAATACAATTGCGACTTCGTTGAGGTTGCAGTGATTAATATAAACCCTAAAATAGAAAAATTATGAAAAAAGTAAAAGATTATTTATTAAAAGAATCCGACATGGTAGTCGGTAGAAAAGTTTGGCATCCTCTAATTGGTTATGGAGTTATAACTAACATTAAGACAAGCAATACCTATTTTATTAAATTTGAATATGATGAAAAAAGAGATAATCAAGATGGATGGTATTTTCACTCTGAATCAGTTCAAACATTTTACTCCACCAACATCTTAGAACTCGAACTAAAAGATACTAATTTGCATAGAGTTGTGGAAGTAAGAAATAATGAAGACGATGAATGGACACTAAAAGTATTATCATTTGTAGATGAAAACAAAGATTATCCATTTAGTACTTATAACCATATCACAAAAGTAAGTGAAATTAAAAAAGGAGAAATGACTACAAGCGATTACAAATTCATGCGAGAAATCAAACAGCCGAAAACAATCAGTCAAGAGAAATTACAATTTGCACAAATGTTAATTGACAAGGCTCAGGAAATTTGCAATGAACTGAAAAAACTTAATGAAACTCTAATCAATGACTAATCGCCAATTCATAAAGACTCCAGAATTAGGAGACATAATCAAAGTTTACATTAGTAACGATACTTCGGTTTTCGGTCGCTACGTGGGTAAATTTGTAGGAATGTCAAAAGGTAGAAAACCAGAAATGAGGGATATTGCTCTAATCAAACAAGTTAAAAAACAATACGAATTAAAAGACTGTAAATTCTGCTTTACGGAAAATATAGTCGAATTTATATAAACAAAAAATTAAAATCTATGTACAACGGATCAATCGACCTAACAACGGTTATAGAAAAAAACGCTTATAAAAAAGCGGAAAACAAACGGAGTTACTTAAACTTTTCAATAGTGCCACTGAAAGAAGTTGACAAATATGGCAACACTCATACGATTTATGTGAGCCAAACAAAGGAACAACGAGAGGCAAAGGAGGAGAAAATATACATCGGTAAATGCAAGGAAATTATATTTGAGGACAGGCAACAACCTCAACCACAACAAGCCGTACCAATTCAAAACCAGAATGACGTTTTGGATTTTTAAAACAAATACGTATGAAAAAAATAATTAAATGGATTAAATACATGTTCACAAAACCGATTGATAAAAATACAATCGACTATTGCCGAAATGAAGCAATCAAGAAATGTAAGTCAGACGGCAAGACATACCACATCGTTAAAGTTAGTGATGGGTATGTATCGCTTTGTAACACTGATTTAGATATACTCAAAAAGAAAGGTATAATTAAAAAGACCGCCACAATGTTGGATATATTAAAAATAAAAATTGAAACGATTAGTTATAAAAATTTAAAGTAAAAAAGTTATGAAAACAGTTCAAATTTTACCAGTAACAGGAAAAGACGCAGTATTTATAAACATAAAAGAAAAAACATTTTATATTGAAAATATAGAGTTTTTAAGATTTACAACGTATATTATTAACGAGTCAGACGGTAGCGAAACAGTAGCAACAGATATTTTTCCAATCACAAGTACAGATATTAAGGATACGTTTTGCTGTAATGATGAAGAATATTTAATCGATATATTGGATAGGAAAATGGTTAAGACGTATGTTGATGATTTAATTACACGTGGATTTGAAAAAATTAGTTAAACCCCTTGACAAACCAAAAATAATATCGTATATTTGCAACGTTCATAATATTTAGGTTTATTTTCTCTCGGTTGATTCATGTCGCCGAGAGGTTTTTAAAACTAAACCCAAAAAAACAAAACCTATGAAAAAAATATTAATTATGATTTTAGTTTTAACAGCAGTTACATCTTGTAAAAAAGATGAACAACCAACAGTTAACACACCTATAACAGTAGAAAGGTGCAACCCTATTTTATCAGGCGTACAAATCCGTATCGATGGGTCGGTGATGGTAAATTACAACTTCGGTAAAAAGCCACAAATTCATGGCGTAGTTGTTTCGACATCAGAACACCCAACAAAGGAAAATGCAATGGTTCGCTATGCAAATCAAGATGTGCGGAATGATAATAATTACAGCGTAGTTCTTAATACAGAGGGGCAGTATTTATTGAGCGAAAATACACGATATTATTTAAGAGTGTACGGAGATGATGAGTATAGCCGAGAAGTTAATTTTATAATTGAGTAATGAAGCTATCAGAAATAAAAGCCAATCCGAACAATCCGAGAGTTATCAAAGATGATAAATTCGAGAAGTTAAAGAAATCAATTACCGAATTCCCTAAAATGATGGAGTTACGTCCAATGGTTATCAATGCCGATAACATTGTACTTGGTGGCAATATGCGATTGAAAGCATTAAAAGATTTAGGATTTAAAGACATTCCAGACGAGTGGGTTAAACGTGCCGAAACATTAACCGATGAAGAACAACGCAGGTTTATTATTGCCGATAATGTTGGTTTTGGAGAGCATGACTGGGAAATGTTACAACAAGAATGGAATATTGAAGAGCTTGGAGAGTGGGGTTTGGATATGCCGTTTGAGATTGAAACAGAGAAACTCGAAGCTGAGGAAGACGATTTCGAGATGCCAGAAACAATTAAAACAGATATTGTGCTTGGTGATTTGTTTGAAATCGGCGAACATAGGTTGTTATGCGGTGATAGCACTGACAGCGACCAAGTGGCAAAGTTGATGAATGGGGAGAAGGCGGACATGGTGTTTACAGACCCTCCATATGACTTCGAGGATGATTCTCTTTACGCTTCAATTATAGAGCAATTTACTGAAAACGCTCATGTGTTTATTATGCACGATGACAAAGGTATCGTTTCATATCTTTTAAATTCAAACTTGGAATTTAATAGGTTTTTTGTGGCTGATTTTAAATTTGCAAGCCCACGAGGAAATGACCCATATTTAAGGCACATTCTAATTAGTCATCAAAAAAACGGAAACCCTATAACTCATAGGAACTTCCATGATGGATTTTCTTCTATAATAAAAATGAATTATAGAAAAAACATAAAAGATGAACTGGTGCATGACCATCAAAAAGACATTGAATTTATAGCAACTTTCATAAAACATTACTCTGACGAACAAAACATATTGCTTGATTTATTTCTCGGCAGCGGCTCAACAATGGTAGCTGCTCACCAATTAAAACGCAAATGTTACGGTATGGAACTCGACCCTAAATATTGCCAAGTAATCGTTGACCGAATGCGAAAACTTGACCCGACATTAATAATTAAACGCAATGGCATACAATACTGAAACAAAAAGCGATTGACGCAATAGAGAAAAAGTTGTATATGTAAATTTTATTTTGTATCTTTACAACAAAAACATGGAAAATATAACAGAAATATCACTAACAGAAGGTTGTAATTTATTATCACGTGGATTTAAAACAGAAAAAGATTTTGTTGAAGATTTAATTCCTAAATTGAATGATATAATAAAAGCAATGTATGGATATACGGTTAAAAGATATCAAACAGAACGACATTATAAAATTTTGAAAGCAGGTTATTTTAATGCTTTTATTGATATTTACGTAGAAACGGAAGAAGGTGTTGATATTGTAATAGAATGCAAGAATCCAAAGCAAATAAAATCTGAAACGTTTGCAGCGTTTAGTCAAATAATGTCATACGAATTTCTTTTAGAAAATGTATATGGGAAAGAAAAACAGATAAAATATATTATTGCAACAAGTGTTTTTGATTTTGTCTTTTTTCAATTTATGAAACGATTTAATTTGAAATATGATTTAATACTAAACAACGTTGATTCAGTAGGATTTTGGACAAACGATTTATAATCATGGAAGCAAAAGAAATAAATACTAAACACGAAAAGGATATTTTGGAGACTATTCCAAAGCATCCTATATTCTCATTTGTAGATATATTTCAATTCTATAAAGGTTGCACACGTTCAACCGCTTATAATCACGGCTTGGACAAATTGGACAGTATAAAAGAAGCTATTTATTCAAATAAACGTAGAGGAGTTACAACACTCCTTACAAAGTGGCTTGCATCTGACAACGCTACTTTATCTATGGGAGCAATGAAAATGTTATGCGACCCCGAAGAGCATAAGAAGTTACAACAGTCGTATGTTGACCAAAAGTTAGAAGGAGTCGTAAGTTTAGTCGACAAACTTTTTCCTCCTGAATCTGAAATTCTAAGCGAAGATGAAACGGACGATTAACCCAAACTTTAGGCATTTAGTAAAGTTATATAAGTACAATCGAGAAAATCCAAACGAGCCACATCATGCGGTTTTAGAGGGGTCGAGTAGGTCGGGTAAAACTTACTCGGCTATTTTATTTTTGATATACTATTGCTTAAAAGAGCAGAACAAAACAATTTTCATTATACGGCAAACGTACGCAAGCCATAAGACGACTACATACGACACGTTCGGAAAAGTATTAAGCAGCTCGCAAATGGTTAATCCGTTCTTAGATGCAAAAGACGTTACTATAATGCGTATCGGCACAAATACAATCCATTTTCTCGGTGCGGATAAATCGAGTAAGTTCGATGGTGCTAACTCTGATATTGCTTACTTCAATGAGATTTTAGATATTCCGCAAGAAATATACGATAGTGTTGAACAGAGATGTCAAGGGTTTATAATTGCCGATTTTAACCCTAAATTCTCACAGCATTGGGTTTATGACAAGATAATGAAACGTGATGATATTGAATACTTGCATTCTACTTATAAGGTTAATAAATTTATAAGCCCTACGGAATTAAAAAAAATACTTTCGTACGATCCAAGCAATCCCAAAAACATTGAGCAAGGAACGGCGGACGATTACCGTTGGAATGTTTACGGCTTAGGACTTCGTAAACCACCAGAAGGACTTATATTTAATAATATTGACTGGATAGATGAATTTCCGAGCGACATTCAAAACGTGTTCTTTGGTTTAGATTTTGGCTTTACAGTTGACCCAACAGCACTTGTTAGAATTGGTTTAGTTGGCAATGACTTATTTTTAAAGAAGGAAATTTATACACCATTCCAAGACAGCGGGGAGTTGTACGAGGTGTGCAAGGACATAATTAAACAAGCGGTAGTGTATGCCGACCGTTCAGACAAATATCAAGGTCAAGGGATAGGGTTTGTTTCAGACTTACGGCGGATGGGGCTAAATATTTATCCAGTTCGTAAATGGGCAGGGTCGGTTAATTACGGAATCGACTTAATTAAACGGCACAAACTACACATTGTAAAATCAAAAGAGTTTATAACAGAAGCTGAAAACTACTGCTATATGTCAATTAATGGCATTCAGATTGACAAACCCATTGATGCCTTTAATCACCTTTGGGATGCTTCGAGATATGGCGTACAAAACGAGTGCAGACCATAGCAAAAAACATTAACAAAACATTAACACTTTATCGGATTTTGTAAACGTATATTTGCAAACATTAATATACAAATTAATGGGCTTTTTAAACGGCGTTTGGAATATTCTATCACCCAATAAGGTTATACGTAACTTTTTTTTACGTTCAATAGATGGATATTCAATTACTGACAACATAGATACATCGACAACACAAGGGCAATACTTATCATATATTGCAAATCCTTTTATATCGACAATCATAGACGAAAAGACAAATGCTTTTGTAAACGGTAAAGTATTTGTTGAAAAGAATGGAGTTGAATTTACTTCGCCAGATGTTAAAATGATATTGGATTTGTTAAACAAGCCCAATGGTTATCAATCAAATGTTGAGTTCTTAAAAAATATTTATCGCAACTGTCAAATATTTGGAGGTGCTTATATTCTACCTATCGACTTAGGACTTTCGAGCGTTAAGGGTTTTTCATGTTTATTAAACTCATGTTTGGATATTGAATTTGACTTTAAATCTTACCCGTTCTCAATTACAAAAACGAATTTTATTAAACGGATAACGTACACAAATCCTTATGATGGGCATTACTACGATTTAACCGAGTATAAAGATAAACTTATAATCGTTAAACTAAATGAGGATGAAACTAAAATCGGGCAACCACAATCAAAACTTGTACAACTTAACGACCAAATCAATACTTTAAATGTGGCGTGTGATGCTACATTGAATCTGCTTAGAAATCATGGTGCATTAATGATGATAACAAACCGCTCGAAAGATATGAGCGGAATGATACCAATGAAGCCATCAGAGAAAGACGAATTTTACGAAGACTACTATAAAAAGTTTGGTATTCAGGGTGGTAAAAATAAGATACTATTTTCAAACCACGACTTGAACGCTGTTAAAATATCGCTACCAATAGCCGACCTACAACTTGGTGAGAATGAAAAAAGAGCAGTCCGCACGATTTCAAAGGCATTAGGGTATGATATGTTATTATTGGGATTTCCAGATGGTTCAACATTTAACAATATGAACGAGGCAAAGCTATCGCTCTATGAAAATACAATCATTCCAGAATCTATAACATTATGGTCTGGCATGGATGTGCTATTAAAAGATGGTAACTTCAAGGCTTATTATGACCACTTGGAAATTTTCCAAGAGTCAGAGAAAACCAAAGCCGAACGAGATAGGCTATACATCGATAATGGAAAACAGTTAGTTGATAATGGTATTTATACTATTGAGCAATATAAAGAATATTTAACAGAAAAAGAAGTAATATGAAAAAAAGAACATACGCAAATAAATCAATCGAGATAAACGGACTCAAAATTGAGAGCCGTAAAGTGTCTGGATATTTGGCACAATTCGGCATTAAAGACAGCCAGGATGATATGTTTATTAAAGGTTGTTTTGCAAAGTCAATACTCGAACACGGCCCCGACAGTGCATCGCCTCAAAAAATTGCATACCTATTCAATCATGACTTTTCGGATATTGTAGGTAAATTCACTTTATTAGAGGAACGAGACTTAGGTTTGTATTTTGAAGCTGAAATCGACCCCACTAAAGACGGAGACGATTTGCTGATTAGATACTCTACTGGCTCGGTTAATCAACATTCTGTTAGAATTAAATATATTTGGGATAAAATGCGTTATGATTCAGACACAGAAACGTATTACATTTATGAATGTAGATTAATTGAGGGGTCAGCCGTTGCAGTTGGTGCTCAGGAATTTACACCGTTTAATGGATTTAAGTCAGACGAAAATAGAAACGATTTTATTAAACTTAGATTGAACAAATGTTTAAGAGGAGTTGAAGAAAATAAAACAATAGAAATAACGGAACTTTTTGAAGATGTCATTTCACTTTTACCCGAAATCAAGCCGATTGAATCACTTGAACAGGAAGAAGCCGAAACACAAGAAAAGACACTTGATATTTCGAAAGTAATCAATTTAATTAAAAACGAATAACAAATTTAAAATGACACCAGAAGAAACCCTTGCTCAAACATTAAAAGAGCAAACAAAAACACAAATCGAAGATGCAATTAAAACTGCAACCGATAAATCAGAACTTGAATTGAATGCTGTAAAATTGGAAACTGAAACATTAAAGGCTGACATCTTGGCATTAGCTGAAAAATTAAAACAAGCCGAAACGAAAGCCGTTGAGGGTTCATTTGAAAAAATCAAATCTCAATTAGAGGCTAAAAAAGAGCAGCTAATGTCTTTAAGAAAAGGTCAAAAGCTACAAATCGAATTTACGGTTAAAACAGATCCTGGTAATATGACATTTACCAATTCAATTACTGGAGAAATTCCACAAATGCAACGCATCACAGGGTTTAATCCTATTGCTGTACGTTTGCCTTTCCTACGTAATATTATCAATTCAGGACAAGCAACATCGAATGAAATTTCATGGGTTGAAGAAGTCGCAGGAAATGGTGATGCTGGTTACACAACAGAGGGCGAAACTAAGAATCAAGCCGACGGAGCATTCAAAACCGATTCCGAAAAAGTTGTTAAGTTAACTATTTGGATGAAAGTATCTGAGGAAATGTTGGAAGACATCGACTTTATGGCTTCATGGATTAACAACAAACTGTTACAAAAACTGAACTTGAAACTTGATGCCGAAATTTTAAGCGGTGCAGGTGGCGGAACAGCATTAAACGGTATTGTTACACAAGCAACTGCATGGGCGGCTGGTTCGTTTGCTCACACAGTTATTGCAGCTAATCAATTAGATGTTTTACGTGTTGCGGTTCAACAAATAATTACAGCAAATCACATTCCGAACGTAATTTTGCTGAATCCTATTGACGTCACCAAATTAGCATTAACGAAAGACAAAAACGAAAATTATTTGTTTCCTTCCATAATGTTACCTACTGGACAGATTATCGATGGCATTAGTGTAGTTCAAAACAACGGCGTACCAGTTGGCACATTTGTAGTAATGGATTCAACAAAAGCAACTTTATATGTGAAAAATGATACACGTGTTGAGGTTGGTTATGACGGAAACGACTTTACTAAGAACATGCGTACTGTACTTGCTGAAATGCGTTGTGTGTTGGTTATCGAGGGTAACGACAAGACCGCATTTGTTAAAGGTACTTTTGCAACTTGTATAACTGATTTACTAACAACAGATACAGGTAGCTAATTATGAAACTTAGAATTAAATTCTTAGAAGATATTAGCGAGGTGACACCAAAGGGCATGATTATGTCATTGCCCTTTGGCTTAGCAAAACCTTATGTTGATGCTGGAAAAGCCGTTATTTGTGAATCAGATGTAAAAGAAATTTTACAGAAGCAGGAAGAGGAAGCGGTAAAAGTTGACTATGAAATAAGCCAAACGTTTAAACCTAAAAAAACTAAGAAAAAATAATATGGTAACCGTTGCAGATTTTACAGACCTTGTGCCACAGATTACAACTCAAAGTGTAATTGATAATTTACAATCAATTATAGATGAGTTTGAAATTCCATTCCTTATTGATTTATTGGGAGATGCTTTGGCTGTTGATGTCGAAGATAATCCAGAAGTTTATGATGAATTAATCAACGGTCAAGAGTTTGGAAAATTTAAAGGCGTTAAACAAATTGTAATTTCTTACATCTTTTTCGAGTGGCGTAAATCAACTTACTGCGAACAAACGGCATCAGGTACAGTTACACCGAAATCAGAGAATGCAGACAATCAAAGTCCTAATATTGCACTTGCTAATATTTGGAACAACATGCGTAAATCATGGTTCACAATGATTGCTTACTTAGAATTAAATCCGATTGAAATTTATGACGGAGAAAACCCTTATGATTATATGTCATGGTTATAAACGAAGTTAGAAAAATAGCGGAACGGTTACAATTTAACGAAGATGTATTTTCATTTTCGCAATATGGCAATACGTTTAGTTGTTTCAGCAAAAACTTTATGCCTGCGTACATGATTAATAAGCATGTAACCGTTATAGATGGAAATAATGTTAATACTAACGTTGTTGTAAAAGCAATTAGCGGTCGTACATTTGATTTAATTATGCCAGTTGGTTGGACTGCATTAAATTTCAAAGTGCATTCTTTTTGTCCCAAATTTTACAGCGGTACAATTACGGATTTAGTTAAGCAATTTAAGAACGATTCTAAGGATTTAAACAAATTTCCGTTTATAGCTTTAGTTCTAAATATTAACGAAACTGAATCGAATGATGTTGTCGACGCTGATTTGCGTTTGTTAATTGGAAATCTTACACAACAAAAATACACTAATCCAGAACGTGAAAGTAATTTCATCATTCTAAGGTCAATCGCTGACCAATTAAAAAGCGAAATCAATAAAGGCACGAGCATAATTTTAGGAAATGAACACGAGTTTAAGTTCGTTGAGGATAATTTACTGGGTGAATTATCAAACATCTTTCAAGATTACATTGATGCCATAGAATTAAAAGTAAATATTAAATATATAAAAAACTGTTAAAATATGGGAGTTTATCAAACAAATTGCAATGCTGGTGGTGTCTTAACAGGCACTCCTATTTGTGCCGTAAAAATTACGGAAGTTAAAAAAATAATCTTTACAAAACCAAACTATACAATCGCTTTGGCTCAATTGGATGGTGCAAGTTTTGCGGAAGTTTTCGAGGCTGGCGTTATCGCTGGTACTGTGTTTCCTTTGCCTATTGCGAAATTCTCTAGCAAGTCGGATGTCGCCCCAACGGTTAACGAAGTTTCAGGCGAACAAGAATTCACTGGCGACCCTGAGCGTAGATTAGTTTATGAATTGAAAAACGCTGCTGGATGCTTAGGCATAAATTTACGACAATTCAACAATCAAAAATTAAAAGCGTTTTTTGTTGACTCAAAAGACCAGTTAATGTTTCGTTCTGATGGAGTAAATGCGTTTGGATATAATCTATCTGATGTGTGGTTCGATGCTCCAGACATGTTTGTTGAGTACGGTAAAACAGCCGTTCAAATGGTTCGTTTCAATATATCAGCAAATGAATTGAGTACAAATCAAGCATCTATCATTCAATTGCCCTTTCCTTATACCGATATTAACGGTATAGTTGGTGTGGATTTAAGTGTTAATTCATTCACACATTCAACAACTGGGACAATCATAGTTGATGTGGTAGAAAGTTGCAACCAAAATACTGGCGTTACTGGATTACTTCCTGCATCGTTTAATGTTGTACAAGGTGGCGTAACGATTGCCGTATCAACTGCAACCGAAAGCACAACTATTGATGGGCGTTACACATTAACTGGTGTAGTAATGACCGATGATGACTTTAGCGTTTTAGTTGTTCCAACTACTGGCGTTTTAGTTAGCGGTTCGGTTGCTTATACTGTGCCTGCTGGATCGTAATTATTTTTTGTACAATTGCCAAAAGGGTGGGCGTTAACTGCCTGCCCTTTTTTAATAAATTAAAACATGGTATTCGAGAACGTTTATAATTATCAACAATCGGTGGCGAGGGTCATTAAGGAATGGCAAAGCATAGTAGCTTTGTCTATTACTGATAATGCAAAACGTATAATTGAACTACAACAACAGCAAATGTTACAAGGTGAAACAGTTACGATGGATAAAATAGGTATGTATCGGGACATGTTTTATGCAGAAGAAAAATACAAAATGAACTCTTTAGCTGGTGAGGGGTTTGTCGATTTGAAATACACTGGCGGTTTTTTTAAAGATATGTTTTTAACGGTAACTGAAAACGAAATAATAATATTTTCTAAGGATGAAAAAGCGAGCGACTTAACTAAAAAATATAGTAATGATATTTGGGGTCTTCAAGACATGAGTATCGAGCAAATAATAGAATTAGTATCAAACAAATTAGAACAACTTTTAATAACAAAATATGGGCTGTAATGGGACAACATACAAACAAATTAAAGAACTTGCACAACGATGGGCAAACCACACTAGAGAGAATCAAGTCATTTATAAATCGGATTTTGGAACGATTCACTTTTGTAGTGAAGAAAATTTTAACGGCTTACATAAAATCGAGACTATTACCCCTAAATGAGTTGCGAGTTAGACACTTTATAAGCGTTCTGGATAGTGATAATTTTGTATTAAAGCGTAAACAATGGTATTTTGTGCCAAAATTAAAACTAAATGACTACTCACGAGAGGTAATAGATTACGCATTCGAGCGTTTAGAGATAACAAAAGATGATGTTTTGTTTGAAATGAACAATCAAATACAGTCAAAATCAGCCTTATTATTGTCATTTAAACTTATTTTATTCTCACTATCTAAAAAATATTTATTAGGTTTTGGGGTAAACTTAACTGAAGATGTAGAAAATATACTAAGGCGTTTCAATATACGTCTGGATGATGTGGATATATTCGAGCGAATACAACAACAAATAAAGAACATAGAGCGTGATTTAAACCGATTAAAAGCAACACATGAACAATTGGCAAAAGAAAAGGATTTTGAACGTACAGAATCCGCATCAGAAGCAGTAATGAGCCTTTTATATATGGTTAACCCTAATGCAAATCGTGAAATGTATTTAAGTGATTTTTTTGTAATATATAAATTATTCAAAGCAAATGAAAAACAAAATAGAGGAAATTTACAGTCCGAAAGCAATTGAACAATTAAGGCTTATTAATGAATTACTCATTATAAATGTAGAGAAGTTGGAAAAATCCGCTTTGGCTTCAAGCGAACTGTCTAAGATATTAGGCAACGGTGCGACATCGGCAAAAGATATGGCACAGGCTCAAAGGGAGTTGAATAAAATACAACAAGACAACGAGATACATTTAAAAAAGATTGAAAGTTTAGAATTAAAACTACAAAAGCAAAAGGAACAAACAGCAAAGGCAACGCAAAAGCAAACGCAAGAGGAAAAAGACTTGCAAAAATTACGGAGTGCAACAGTAGGTAGTATTAATCAACTTATTGCTGTTAATAATATTCTCGAAAAACGATTAAAGTCGGTAAACTTAGAAACAGAAAAAGGAGCAAAACAAGCCGATAGGTTACGGAGTGCAATCGACAAAAACAACGCTAAAATTAAGGAAAATTCAAGTGCTTTGAGTGCTCAAAGACAAACAATCGGGGATTACAAGAGTGGCACAAATCAAGTTGTTGAAGCTATTAGTAAGTTAGACAGTAAAATGACATCATTAAAAGGAACTCTTAGAAATAACATAGAACAGCTGGCAATGATGAAGGTGAGGGGCGAAGACACTACGGATGCATATCGAAAGTTGCAAATGGAAACAGGGGAACTTAAAGATGCAATGATGGATGCAAATGCAGAAGTTAAAAACATGGCATCTGATACCAAGAATCTTGATGGACTTATTGGAGTGATGCAGGGAGTTACTGGTGCGTTTGCAATTTATCAAGGTTCGGCGGCACTTTTAGGAATCGAGAATGAAGACTTGGAAAAAACGTTTGTAAAATTGCAAGCCACGATGACTATTTTAAACGGTTTGCAACAAATTCAAAATTTATTACAGCGTGAAAGTGCAGCGAGAATGTTATTTATTAATGCAAAAACAGCAATTCAAAATGGACTTGAATCGAAAAACATAATTATTCGTACTGCTTCAATTGCAGCAACAAAGGCAGCAACGGCTGCACAATGGCTGTTAAATATTGCTATGGATGCAAATCCAGTGGGGTTAGTCATTGCGGCGGTTGCATTGTTAACAACTGGTTTTATTGCACTTCGTAAGGCTGGTTATTCCGTTGCAGAATCATTGTTATACGTTTTGAATCCCATGTTGTTGGTTTACAAGCTGACGTTGAATTTAATTTCAGGTACAAAAGATTACACAAAAGAACAAGAGGATGAAATCAAAGTCGCACAACAGGCTGTTGATGCTCAGCAGAAGAAAATTAATACGTTAAACAAAGAGCTAGCTGTTATCAAAAAGCACATTGAGCGGATGAAAGCAAGGGGTGCGACTGAAAAGCAGCTATACGATGAAACATTGATTATGCACGACAAAAAGATACAAATTGCACAAGAGGAGGAGAAACTTGCAGAATCGAATTGGAAACGAGAGGTTGCAAGAGGGGAGCAAACAATGATTGATTTATATAAGATTGCACAAGCAAAAGCGAAAATAAATGAGGCGATTATTGAAAAAAACAAGTTTATACAAGATAAATTAGATGCAGATGAAAAGAAAAGAGTTGAGAAACAAAGACAAAGAACACAGCAGTTACTTGAAGAAATAAAGAAATTAAAAGAAGAATATATTAAGAAAGAATATGATTTATTTGTTTCTGGCGAAGAATTACGAATTAAAAAATTAGAAGACGGTTACGAAAAGGAATTAAAAATGGTCGAATTTAACCGACTTAAAAATATTGCACAAACAAAAAAAGACTACGATGAAAAGCTAAAGAATTTAGATAAAAATTCAGAATTATATATAAAATACCAAACTCTTTTAAAGAAAGAAATTGAGCAAATCAATGCAGAAGCTGAAATTGAGGCAAATAAAATTAGTAAATCTATGACCAAAGCGATAGATCCAATGACCGAGCTTATATCTCTAATGAATGAAATGATAGAATCAACAGCCGGAATGGAATCGACAGATAGTTTCAATAGTAGCATGAACGAAATTCAAGAAATCGCAAAAAGAGTATTGAAAGAAAATTCGGATATACAGGCTAAGATTTTGCATGATGAAAAGAAAATGAAGGATCAGGCGTTGCAGGAAGATTTGGACAGATTAGAGCAGAGAAAAGATTTTGCTATCGAGTCATTGAATTCAGTTCAAAAGGTAAGCGATGCAATTTACGGTCGTGAAATTGAATTGATAGACCGTAAAATGTCAAAGTATGACCAAGAGAGCATACAATACAAAGTTTTAGCACGTGAAAAAGCAGAACTTGAATACAAGCAGGCTGTTTTAAATAAGGCTTTAGCGATTACTACATCTATTATAAATACATCCGTTGGAGTTACGGCAGCATTAGCAGATCAAAATTACGTAGGTGCAGTTTTGATTGGAATTAAAGGACTTGCAGAAACAACGGCTATTATTGCACAACCACTCCCCGAAATTCCATCTTTTAAAAAAGGTACTGACGATTTTCAAGGCGGTACGGCTCGATTTGGTGAGGCGGGCAGAGAAATCATAGAGTTGCCAACTGGACAAATGTTGCTTGCAAATAGAGAAATTGTGGCTAATTTGCCAGAGCATACGAAAATCCACAACAATATGAAAACCGAACAAATATTACGCAATATGAACGGTCAAGTAGTATTAAGAGCGACAAAATTAGAATCTTTGATGGAACAAAACAATAATTTAATTGCTCAGTTGATAAAAAAACCAACAAAAAATAATATATTTGTAATTCAAAAACAATCGTACTTAGAAAAATATAAACGTTAAACATGACAACACCTACATTTACAACGCTTATAAATAGATTTGGCAAGGCTGAACGTTTAGTTTTTGGAATGAAGACAACCGCTTTTGATGATATTATTTTCCAATCTACAAAAGGTTGGGCGGATGTTCAATATAAAGTATCTAGGGGTTTATATGAAATTGGTACTTTTCGACAAATGGCTGAAAATTTATCTTTTTGGGGCAACGCTCGAACGGTTATAATGGAGGAGTTTGCACTTAATTATTACAAATCAATCATTGAAATATTTATATATGAACAGAATACAACTACACAAGTTTACAGCTTATTGTTTCATGGAAAGTTGGATTTAAGTAAGTTTGAAGACGATATACGTTATTTTAAGACTGAGATAATCGATTATTCGCTAATAAACTACATAAACATTAATAAAGATATTGAGTATGACATACATTATAATGAAATGCTTTTAGATGTAGGAGACGAAATATTACAAGTTGGGGGTGCAAATATTCAATATCAAGGTATTGGAAAATTCCAAACAGCGTTAGGTGATGCGTACGGGTATGCTGATACTTCGATTTATGTAGCAAATAAATACTTTAAACCTACTATTAATTGGACGACTCACGAATATGATGGAACGGCTCGGATATTTAACCAGCCTTATGAGAACGATTACGACCCGCTTTATCCGATTGACCCAACAACAGGTGTACTGTTTTCGGTAGATACTGAAACATTGGCAACGTTAAACATTGACGGTCAAGTTTTTTATAATGGTGTGCCACAAACTACGCTTACCGAGTTTAAGGTTGGTATAGTTGAGTTTGACGGTGGTACATTAACCACAACTTTGATAGATGATTCAATGATATTGAATAAACGATTTAATCAGTCAGTTACTTTCACTGCTCGAGCAAATTGTATGTACTCAGTTATAATTTTCTACACCGATTTACCAGCGAATCCATCTTCACCACTTTTGGAGGTCAACTTTTACAAATGTTTTATTACTTCGTACATCCCATTGACTACATTTAAGAATCTTTCGTCAATGCGGTTGCCACAACTTATACAATTAATGTTATGGAAAATATCGGATAATAAATATTATAAGGTTTCAGGACTTGATGATTATACTTTTTATCGTATTACTTCGGGTGCTTGGCTTAGGGGTTATAGTGGAGTATCATTGGTTGATAATAATGTTTATGATTATGTTTTCAAACCAAAAGTAAAACTATCTGATTTATTAGATTTAATGTCTAGTTTGGGATTTGGTTGGACTGTTTTAGAGGATGAAATCGTGTTCAAAAAGAAAAACAACTTTTTCGACAACACAGCCACACAAATAGAACTTGGCGAGGTAAAAGAATTAACACAATCGGCATGGTTGGACTATTATTACAATTCAATTACGGTCGGGTATGATAAATTTGATACAGATGTAAATACAAAAAAATATGATATATTCCAAAAACGAACATACAAAAGTGAAGACACTACTACGGATAACTCATTAGAAATTGTACCCGCTATTTCGGCAAATGCTTTTGAGATTGATTACAAGGTATATCAAGATAGTAACGGCAATCGGGATTATGACAAATTCGAGGGTGATGACAAACTTTATCTTTTGGTTTGCGAAAGTTACGAAGGGTTGTCAATTACTGGACAATTAAAACGAGATTACGATATGGATGAAATGCCGTATTTTCCTGCATCTATCCGTATATTTAATTTAGAAGTATCACCAGCAAGATTATTTTTGTTAAATTCAATGTTTTTGGATGCTTCACAGCAATACAAAATGACTGCATCATTGTTTAATTTCAATTTTTACAGTCGTTTATCTACTGAAACGGTAAATGTAAATGAATCGGAAACAATGGATAATGCCGTAAATCCGTTTATTGAGCGTACATTCGAGCATGTACAGTATAATTACAAATATCCAACTGCGGATATTAATTTTGCTGATATGTTGACAAATAGCTCTAAAATGATTACATTTGTATTTAGAAATGTAAAATACTATTGTTTTATTGATGAGTGCGAAAAAAATATAAGTAAGGATCAAGAGGTAAGTTGGAAATGTATAAAAGCTAAAATATCATGAGTTTTATAGTTAAAGGTTGGCAAATTGACGTATCGGAAATGAATCCACTGAAATTCACTCAGGAGAATTTAATCGGATATAACCCCGATACTACTACATTTCAAAAACTTTATCAATCGACAAAGTTCGCACGATTTAAATATGTACAAAAGTATGCTATTAATGACTGGTTAAAGGTGCAGGTAGTTAAAACTTTAATAGAGGATTTGAATTTTGAGGTTATAATTACGGCAAAATTAATTGATTTAAACGGGTTGCAGTACGGGCCCGATTTGGAATTGACCGAAAGGACTGGAACATGGGATAGTTCAATTACTGTTTACGAGATTGAAAAGCAATTAACATCAAGTTATCAGGGTACTTGGATAGTTCAGATTGATTACGAAATAATCGAGCGTGAAATTATAGACCCTATAACGGTTAATATTTCGCACATTTCAGAGCCAATTAACATACAATATCAAAATCAATTTTTACCGTTAATCGAGTATAGAAATACTAAAAATTTGGTAGAAAATTTCATGTTTTACGAGATAAACGGCGAAACAAAACCATATCAATTGAGAGCGGAATTATATAATGATTGGATTCCTAAACTCGAAATTGAAGAATATCGGGAACAAATGGGGCATAGTTTAGTCGATTCGCAACGGTATAGAGTTATTAAATTGTCAAACAGTAAATTAATAGCGGGGTGGATTTGTCAAAAATTAGCTTGGGCGTTATCGCATGATGAACTTTATTATAACGGATTGGAGGTATCAATAATTTCAATTGAAGACCCACAGCCAGTTATGTCAGGTAGTTACGGATTTAGTTTTTCGGCGGTAATAACTGAAAAAGATAATATACTTTCACAACGTATTTGTTTTGATGAAATTTTAAAAAGGGAATAAGATGCCAACAGATGCTGAAATATTAGCAGGATTTCAACCATGTGGCGGTTATGTAGAAACAGTCTATGTACAGGTTTATATTGTTGATGAATTGCCAGAAATTGGAGATATTAAGCGGATTTACATACTTTCTACCGATGATACAATGTGGTACTACAAGACAATTGGTGGCACTCCAACTCAATTAGGTGGCGGTGGCATCCGCCGTTCTGACTACGTTCTTTTAGACCGCAAATCATACATAGGAATTGCACCGACTGGAAGTCTTGAAACAGATGCAGTATGGACAATATGGATTACAATAACGGACAGTAGCGGAGTAGTGTTAAGTAATATACAATATGCAAACAAAAAATGGTCAGAAAGGGGACTTTTATAATGGAACAAATAATCATTAATTGGACTAAGGATGAGTTGAAAAATACTTTAATCATTAACGCAACTATAAACGGTGAGCGGATTGTTAAGGTTGTGAATGTAGAAACAGAAGAACAAAGAAAGTTAATTGAAGATTTAAAAACATTAGTACAAAATGGCTAATTACAAACTAAAATCGTCTGGAAACGTAGGCACGATTGCAACATGGCAAGATGATAGCGGTGGTGCATATGCAGATAGTACTGTTTTGCCAAGTGTTAATGATACTTGTTATGCTAACGGATTCATAGGAACTTTAGATGTTAATATGTCAGTAGAATCATTAAGAACTACATCAGCTACTAACGTAAATGCAGGTGGTAAGTTTTTAAACATTAGTAATACCACAAAAGAAATAATAGCAAACATAATAGCAGGAACTACGTCATGTCTTGAACCAAACAATGGCGGGACACTAAATGTATATGGAAATATACAAGGTGGTACTTCATCGAATGCAAGGGGCGTTAATCTTATATTTGGCAATGCTACATTAAACCATGTGGGGGATATAGTTGGTGGAAGTGGAAGCGGTGCAGATGGTGTATATTGTAACCAAAATGGTGTAACTATTAATTCAACAGGCAATAGAACAGCAGATGTGGGGATGGCGATTAATATAACAGACAGGTATCCCTCTATGAACTTAGTAGGGACAGATACTGCTTCATTAGCTGCTTCATCATCGAATTGCAGGAACTTAACATATAACGGTATTGCAACAGCTTCGAGTAGTTTTCCAGCAATAGTTGTAAATTCTGTACTTGGCATTATAAATTTTAGAGGTAGAATGGTTAACGTGCAAGGTAGAATGGCTGTTTATGCACAAAGGCTTTATATTGACCCTACATCTTCCACTGTTTGGACTTTTCAAAAACCAGACAATACGGATATAATACTCTATACAGAAGATGCCTTTGATGCACCAATTGAAGCAGATACACGAGACGGAGTAACATACGCAAATGGAACTAAAATAGGAACATTAAAAGTCCCCGCCCCATCTTTGGTAGTTAAAGACGTACCGACAGACGATACAGTAGGAACATGGGCTTTTGATAGTGCTTTGATAGATAGAATGAGTAATGCGGTAACGGAACAATACTTAACAACAGAATTAGGTAATTTAACAATTTAAAAAATAAAAATATGTATAATTGTGATGGATTTGAAAATACATGCGGATATGAATTAATATTTGCGGACAATTTGCCGCAGACTGGCGAATTATTAAAACTCTATATAATCGGGACAAATGCTTATAAGTATGCAACTGTTGGTGGTTCGCCAATTCAGGTATTTGCGAACGGGACGTATACGGAAACAATGAAACTGTCAAATACAGTTTGGGTTAATTTGGATTTAGCTATTAACGATTTGGCAAATAGAGTTTTTAAAACAGTAGCAGATGCACAAACGTGGATAACTGCAAATGGTGGTACTTTATCTACAACTAACACATGGACGATAAAATTACCATCTGGATTGATTACCGAATCTTTGGTTAAATTACCTTTTATTGAATTTGAAGTCTCAGCAGGAACTATTATTGATGAACTAACAAGTGGAGTTGCTTATAGTACTAATGCTGATTTATCTAAAGCAAGAATAAATAACCTACAAATAAACACCCTTACTATACCATCTGGAATGTGTATGACTTTACTTGGATGTATTTCGAATTCTATCATAATAGAAGATGATACGGCTAGACTATTTGTTTCAGGTAGTTATTGTACAACTTTGGATTTGGGTAATTCTGAATGTGAATTTGATAATTCAATGATATTAGGAGTTATTACGAATTATAACGATACGGAATTTGTCAGATGTGTAATAAAAAGTAGTGTGACTATTGCTTCTGGAGAAACATTAGAACTTGTTGACAGTGTATGTGATTCGATAACAAATAACGGAACTCTTAATAATTATCAACATACTTACGATAGCGATTTAGTTGCAGATGCAACTACAAAAGGATGTCGTAGATACACCGAAACTGCCAATTCAAGTAGTTTTGAAATGGTAATGAAAACTGGAGCGAGTACTTATGAATGGGTGAAAATAAAAGAAAACACTTGGTAATAATTTAAAAGTATAATTAACATGAAAAATCTTATAGATATTGCACAAGCTGAAATTGGATATGTTGAAGAACCTACTAACAAAACTAAGTATGGAAAATGGTTTGGTTGGGATGGTGTTATGTGGTGTGGTATTTTCGTTAGTTGGGTATATGATCAAGCAGGGAAACCTCTTAAAGGATATGGTTGGCCTAAAGGTTTTGCTGGGTGTCAACAAACAGTAGCTTTAATGCGAAAGAAAAAACTTGAAGTTTTGGACCCGGAAGAGGGCGACATAGTGTTTTTTGATTGGGATAATAACGGAAAGTATGACCATACTGGCATATTTGTACGCAAAATAAACGACATGCAATTTGAGTCAATCGAGGGTAATACTTCAACCGCTAATCAATCCAATGGCGGGTCGGTGATGTTACGAAAAAGAAATTTTAAACAAGCAATATTTTTTAGACCCTAACTATTGACATTATTAATTTAAAAACATATATTTGCAACATGAAACAGTTATTTATAAGATTTAAAGCCGAGATGCCACGATTCTGGAAAATTTACAGAAACGTAATGGCGTTTATCTGTACAGGCTCAACAGCTGTATGGATGATAAACACAGAATTAAGCCTAAATTTACCGATACTTTTAATTGATATTTTGAAGTATGTAATTATTGCAACTGTTTTCATGGGATTTACTGCTCAGCTTACGAAAAAATAAATACATCATGGATAAAATAATTAAGAAAGAGGTAACATTAGGACAGTTAATTACATTAGGAGTAACGTTGCTAACAATGATTTTAGTAAGCTGGTCAAATATGAGCAATAGAGTGTCTGCTTTGGAAATCAAACAACAATATAGAGATTCAGAAATCGCAAACATAAATGTTAAATTGGATAGGATAATTACGGATATTAATTGCATAAAAGTAGATTTAAAAGGTAAAGCAGACCTGAAAACTAAGTAACTGGCTAAGCCATTAATCAATGGTTGCAAACGTTGATTATTAACAACTTGTAGTTGGGGCAGTTACATGAAAGCATGGCTTATGTCATGCTTTTTTATTTATACAGACTATAAATTACACATTTACCCAAAAATAAACTGTTAAAAATTTGCATATACGAAAATAATGTTGTATCTTTGTTTCATAATTAATCAACAAACAAAAACTTAAAAATTACAGACATGAAAACAATTGAAACAACAACAACAGGAAGTCTTTTTAATCACACAGGAATTTTAAACCATGCTGGGGATTATGCAGGAAAATATCAACAAGAGGCTTTTGATTTAATAACAATCGGTGAGGATTTTATGTTGTCAGAAGATAGTTGGGCTGACATAATGCATGATAATAAAGGTAAATGTTATGCAGTAATTGCAAAAGGTGAGTTAACAAGTCAAAATTCTGAATGTTTTTATGCAGAAATTGAACAATCAGACTGCGAAGAAGCATATAATGAAGCTCAAACACATTTATAATAATGACAATCCGAGAATCAATAGCTTTATATCAAAAGCAAGCACAAATAACAAATCTCACACTCTGCAAAGAGTGTGAGATTAATAAAAGTTCATACTCGCTTTATAAAAAAGGTGTGAGGACTTTACCCTACGAAAAATTACAGCAAATATTTAACTATCTGAATTTAGAAGTTTGCAAACGGAATGAAGCTCTCTTAAAATAGTGCCTAACGTTAAGGTGCTTTGCGATGTGGCGGTTTAAAAGCACTTCACTTTCAATTTACAACTAATATTTAATCAATGTACTAACGCTGAATTTTGCACTTCACCCGCCATATTGCAAAATACGTGTTACCCGCAGTTTTTAATCAGTAAATTTGAAATATGAAACCAATAGGAAGAAAAAATTATGGCTCAATTCCACACTTGCATAACTCAAAATTAGGCAAAGGGGATTATTACATTGGCGAAGGTCAGGAACGTATTTTGACCAAAAAAGCAAGGGATAAACACGATAATATTTTAGTGTTTGAAAAATACGATGGTTCAAATGTTGGTGTCGCAAAATTTGAAAACAAAATATTTGCCTTAACTCGTTCAGGATACGAGGCAAGCACAAGCCCATACAAACAACATCATTACTTTGCTAATTGGGTTAAAAAACGTGAATTGCTTTTTGCCGATATGTTACAAAATGGAGAACGAATAGCTGGCGAATGGTTGGCACAAGCTCACGGACTTATTTACAAAATTGAAGTTGAACCAATAGTGTTTTTTGATTATTTCACGGCAAACAATGAACGTATTTTATTTGAAGAACTTAGAGCAAAAGCGATTGAATATAGATTACAATTACCACGCCAACTACACGAAGGACAACCGAAAACTGTCGAACAACTATTGCCGTTATTAAATGAAAAAACAAAAGGCATTGAAAGTGTTGAATTACCCGAAGGAATGGTTTATCGTGTTGAGCGAAAAGGCAAAGTTGATTTTTTGGCAAAATATGTCCGTTCAGACTTTCAAGCTGGACAATTCTGTATCAATGTCGAAGAACAAAATTTGATTTGGAACGTGTCGCCCGAAAATTGCGGGTAACGTATCACGGCTATGTGTAGTGCCGTATAAACATACACTAACTTTTAAATTAAAAATAAAATGAGCAAAGAAACACAAAATAATGAATTAAGCACAGATAAGGCATTACATATAGCCGATGTTGGCGGTAGTATTTTTTTTAATGTTCCGCTAATTGCTTATGAAAAAACAAGTCTAAAATTATCAAAAGAAGAATTTGAAGAATTTAAAACAAAATCTTTCACAAGTGATAGGGCTTTTTTTATTTGGAATAAATTACCAAAAGATACAAGACCTGAATTAGAGTTCTTTATGGAATGGTTTTATGATGATGTTCATTTTTAATATTACCGCCAACGTTTTGCGGCTTTGTGTCAGGCTGCGAAGCGTTGGTTTGTGTGTCGGGCAGCTTGCACAAAACCGCTGTTAGCTGCTGCCCTTATTGATTAACTTAAAAACTGAATATAAATGAAAAAAGAATTTGCAATCAGAACACTCAAAAGGATTAAAGAAATTCAAGAAACATACCACAAGCTAAAGGCTTTAGGGGTTGATTTGATTGATTATGAAAATGGTGTCAATTTACTGGAAGAAAGCGTGGCGTTGTTATTTGTCAAAGATGAAAAAAACTTTGAAAAGGCACTAAATGATGTTCAATGGTGGCTTTATGAAAAAGTAGATAAAATAATAACGCTTGGCGACAAGTCTAAAGTAGATGTTAATACACCCGAAGCCTTTATTGATTGGCTTGAAAGGTGGTATGATGTCGTTTAGGGTTGCAGCTAACTCGTTTATAGGCGTGATAAAATCATTGCAAAATCATGGAATTAACACAGCTTCAACAGTTTAAAATTTCAGTAAAACAAAAGCAAACTTTAAA